CACCACCAACGGCGCTTACAACGGCACCCCCGATGGCGAAACCCTCACCGCAAATACAAACATGTACTACAGAAGAGTACAAGTTATCAACCTCATGTGATTCATCACTTCAGGTTTTCCACAGACCTCCCGCAAGGGGGGTCTTTTTTTGTCTAAATAATTGTGGCTCATATCGGTATTTTAAATGGCACTGACAGAAGAGCAGCAACAAAAATTAGCAGCACAACAAGCAGCTAAAGCTCCACAGAAAACAGATAAACCTTCTACATTCAAGATTTTGATCAGCACAGTTGGTGCATTGTTTGCGATCTCTCATCTTGGATTGCTTGGATATCTTATTGATAGAAAAGCAGAACCAGAAGTTCCTCAAGTCCCCACTATCAATATTCCCCGTGGTGACTACTCCTCGTATACTATTGAGGCAGGTCCTTCAGGATATAAAATTCAATACAAAGCAAACGACCCTGCTATCCTTGAGTCCGAAAGATCTTTAGATCTCAACAAACATAAGAAAGGATTTCTTGGTGGTGGTACGGAAGAGCGTATCGAATATCGTCGTGACCAATATACTATGGACGGCACCCGTAACATAGGAGGCACGGCGGACACCACCGAGGGAAAGTCGAATGCCCAAAGCGCCGAGTGTATCGCGGCGGACGCTGGAGCACGATCACAAGGTGCAATGGCAGGTAGTGCCATCGCCGCTGGCGTTGCTGTCCCTGTCGTTTCTAGCATCCCCTACGTTGGTTGGTTAGCAGGTGGTTGGGCACTACTCTTGGGACAGAAGGCAGGATCATCTCTAGGATCGCAGGTAGGACAGGTTTTCAACGACTGCTAAATAGTAGTAGCTTGGGAAGTTGACATGTCTGCCGATTGGTACAAGGAACAGTTAGTAAATAGAAACTACCTGACACCAGTAGGTTTCAAGTTAAAGCTTGAAAGGTTTGCTGCTGTAGATTTCTTGTGCCAGGCAGTCAATCTACCTGATGTAACCATGCAGACAACGCAAGTTCCTACAAGGTTCAGGGAGTATCCAATCATTGCAGGTGGTGGCGTAAGTTACGGTGATCTTCAACTTCGTTTCATTGTTGATGAAGACATGGTGAACTATTCTTCTATCTGGAATTGGATCCGTGACAACGGAAACGCAGAAACAGATGGTGATGTAGAAGGCAACGGATACTCCGCAGGCCAACTACAAATCTCTACCTCAAACCACAATGCTAATTTCTTTATTGACTTTGAGAGATTGTTTCCAGTCTCACTCACAGAATTAGCATTCGATGCAACTGTAAATGACATCGACTTCTTCACTGCCAATGTGACCTTCAAGTATACACGCTATACTTTACGTGATAAGAACTTCAGGATTTTATGAAATTTGACCAACTACATAATCGCTTCCAGAAGATCAAGGAAGAGTGGGCTCAAGATACACAGATTGACTTTCAGTTTAAGAACAAGGAATACACAGAGGATCTTGCCAAGCTTGCGCTAGAGATTCCTTTCCAGCACAATAAATACTTAAACCATTACACAGACCTCTCACAAATTAAAACCTCTTTAGAGTTTGAGGTTCGCAGACTTGTAAAAGACAAACGAGAATACTACGGCGGTGAAGCTGATGCGAGAGTTTACGCCGAGAAACCGTTTGGGGCAAGTATCAAGACTTCCGAAAAGATGAAAGTCTATCTGGAATCAGATGACGAAATTATCAACCTAGAAGCAAAGGTCAAGTTCATTGACCAAATGTTGTACTACCTAGACCAAGTGATGCGCCAGATCTCTAACAGAGGTTTTGCTATCAAGAGTGCTATTGAATGGGAAAAATTTATTAACGGGAGTGCGTGATGTCTAACATCGTCGTCAAGAAGAAGAATGAAGTTTACCTAACCGTCAATTCAGAACCACATGTTCATAGGGAGTTAGCAGACTATTTTTCTTTTGAGTTGCCAGAGGCAAAGTTCTTAAAGAGACAACCACGCTTTAGATACTGGGATGGAATGATCCACCTGTATTCTCCTGCTACAGGGGAACTATACAATGGTCTGTTGCCACATCTCAAACAGTGGTGTAAGGAACGTAGGTATCAAATTAAATATGAAAGTAACGACTGGTATGGTGACGTAGAGGAACCAAATCAGTTGGTATCTCCTGGTGGTGTCAAGGTCTTCATGGACAAGATCTCTAAATACAAACCAAGGGACTATCAATACAACACTGTTTATCAGGCTCTCAAAAACAACAGAGGGTTATTTCTGTCACCGACAGGATCAGGTAAATCACTTATGATCTATAGTATCGTGAGGTACTATGTTGCGACAGGCAAAAAGATTCTGCTCGTAGTTCCCACTACCTCACTGGTGGAGCAGATGATTAAGGACTTTAAGGACTATGGATGGGGAGCGGACGATTATTGCCATACCATTTATTCGGGCAAAGATAAGAATACTGATAAACCAGTTATCATCTCGACCTGGCAATCAATCTATAAATTTCCCAAGCGATACTTCGATGACATTGACTGTGTTATCGGTGATGAAGCACACCTATTTAAGTCGAAGAGTCTGACTGGTATCATGACCAAGCTTCACAACGCCAAGTATCGTTTTGGATTTACTGGAACTCTTGACGGAAGCAAGACTCATAAGTGGGTGCTGGAAGGATTGTTCGGTGCTTGTGAGAAAGTCACAAAGACTGATGATCTTATCAAGAAAGGTTATCTATCAAACTTCAGGATCAAAGTCCTGGTGTGCAAGCATGAGTATCAACCGTTTGCAGACTTCCATTCTGAAATGGAATACATTGTAACTCATCAAAAGAGAAACAACCTGATTAAGAATCTAGTCAGTGACATCAGTGGTAACACACTGGTGCTATTTAACTATGTCGAGAAGCATGGTGAACCTCTTTACGAACTAATAAATAGCAGTGTTGGTAATGATCGTAAAGTATTCTTTGTCCACGGTGGCACTGACATTGAGGATCGTGAAGCCGTCAGGATCATTACAGAAAAGGAAGACAATGCAGTAATCATTGCTTCTTATGGAACATTCAGCACTGGTATTAATATCAAGAGACTGCACAACATCATCTTCGCATCACCTTCTAAATCAAGAGTACGTAACCTACAGAGTATAGGTCGTGTATTGAGGAAGGGAGAAGGGAAAGACATCGCTACTCTCTATGATATTGCAGACGACATCTCTGGTCGTCGAGAAAATTACACACTTAAACACCTCTATGAGAGGATTGCAATCTACCAGGAAGAAAACTTTAAGTATGAAACAATAAAAGTAGATTTAAGATAAGCATGGAAGAAGAATTTTATGCAACTATAAAACTTGTGTCGGGAGAGGAACTAGTTTCCAAGGTTTGTTATTTGACAGACGAAGATTCTCTCCTCCTAGAACAACCTCTTTTAGTTGACAAGGTAACACAAAAAAAATCTGGTAGAGTAATAGAAGGATTCTCATTAAGAGAATGGATCGCGTCTACCTATGATGATATGTTCATAATTGAAATGAGTCAGGTAATGACTATTTCTGAATTGGATAAAAGAATTGAAGCTTACTATGTGTTGAGTGTCAACTCACCAGATGAAGTTACTCCAGATAGTAAAAACAATCTCTCAAAAGAAATGGGTTACCTAGGATCTGTAGAAGAGACTAAAAAGAAATTAGAGTCTCTATTTAATAAAAGCTAGTATGTCTCTTGAACCCTTACAGAGTTATTCTATTAGGTTTTAGGTGTCTTGTCAAGCTATTGACAGAATTACATAATCGAGTTATACTGTTGTCAGCAAATAGCAACTAGATGGCAAAGGCAAAGACTGAATACTACGTTAATAACAAAGAGTTCCTCGAAGCAATCGTGGAATATAAACGTAAGGTCGAGCTTGCCGAAAAGAAAGGTAAATCGAAACCACTAGTACCAAATTATATTGGAGAGTGTTTCCTAAAGATTGCTACGCACTTATCATACAAACCAAACTTCGTCAACTACATGTTCAGAGAGGACATGATCTGTGACGGTATCGAGAACTGCCTGCAATATATTGATAACTTCAATCCAGAAAAGTCTTCTAATCCTTTTGCCTATTTCACCCAGATCATCTACTATGCTTTCCTTCGTAGGATTCAGAAAGAGAAACGTCAACTAGAAATTAAGAGCAAGATCCTTGAGAGATCAGGTCACCAAGAAGTCATGTATACAGAGACTTATGAAGGTGACATGGCAGGCATGAATGCTTCTTACTCTGACATGGGTAGTATTAAAGAAAACATTGAGACAAGAATGAACCGATGACTGTAGCACTTATTACTGATCAACACCTTGATGGTCGTAAGGGCAGTCTGGCATTCTGGAACTACTTCCAAAAATTCTATGATGATGTCTTCTTCCCTACGCTAGAGAAGAAAGGAATCACAGAGATCATCGACCTGGGTGATACATTTGACAACCGTAAAGGCATTGACTTCAATGTCTGGAACCGAGTTCGTACTCACTACTTTGATCGCCTAGCCGATATGGGTGTCACGGTGCATACAATCCTGGGAAACCATTGTGTGTACTACAAGAACACTAACGTTATCAACTCTCCCGATTTATTGCTAGGTGACTATGACAATATACGTGTCTATGATGAGGCTACTACTGTTTGGATTGAGGGTACGCGAGTTTGTTTTGTCCCTTGGATCAACAGGGAGAACGAAGCGGACACGCTGGAACATCTCCAAAATACAGATGCGAAAGTCGTCATGGGACACCTTGAACTTGACGGATTTGAAGTGACTCCTGGACTAAAGATGGAGCATGGTATGGATCCCAAGATCTACAAAGACTTCAAACAAGTCTTCTCGGGTCACTACCATCACAAGTCAAGCAGAGGTAACATCACATATCTTGGCAATCCTTACCAGATGTTCTGGAATGATTATGCTGATGAGAGAGGATTCCATCTGTGGCAACCCAAGACAAACAGACTGACGAGAGTCAAGAATCCATACGAGATCTTTAAGAAGGTCTACTACAATGATGTAGATAAGGACATGGTTCTGGACTACACCCAGTATAAAGATACATTTGTCAAGGTTGTTGTTGAGGAAAAGAGAGACTACTACAAGTTTGAAACAATGATTGATTCTTTGTATGCTGCTGGCGTACATGATATCAAAGTAGTCGAGACTCTTGTAAATGAGGATGAGACTGAAGATGTTGACATCGAAGTCAAGGATACACTTACTCTTCTTAATGAATATATTGATGAAGTAGAGATTGCCGTAGACAAAACGTCACTCAAGAAACTCATGAGGAACCTATATATTGAAAGCTGTGAGATGGTATGACAAACGCTACGTACATCTTGACACTTGTTGATCACCCAGAGGGAGTGTTCTCTCTCATAGATAGAGAAACTGGAGAAAAAGTAGTTCCTATCTTTGAGTGTCAAGATGACGCAGAACGTTATGCGCTTCAACTTATAGAAGATGAAGAAGCACCCGAGTTACAGTTAGTCGAAATAGAGAAAGAACTTATTGTTGCGGCTTGTGAGCAAAGAGATCACAGGTATGCTATAATAACCGTTGATGATTTTATTATTCCGCCAGTTGACCTAGAATGATTGTCTTTAAAAAACTTCGTTGGAAAAATTTCCTGTCCACAGGAAACGTATTCACCGAAATTGACTTGCTTGCTTCAAAAACAAATCTGATTATTGGTGCTAATGGTGCAGGCAAGTCTACCATTCTAGATGCACTAACCTTCTCCCTCTTTGGGAAACCGTTTCGTAAGATCAACAAACCGATGCTGGTGAATAGCATCAATCAGAAGGATTGTATGGTTGAGATCGAGTTTAGTATTGCAAAGAACGACTTCAAAGTCGTGCGTGGCATCAAGCCTGGTGTCTTTGAGATCTACCAGAACGGTCAGATGCTTGACCAGGCAAGTACAACCAACGATTACCAGAAGCAACTTGAGACTAACATCCTCAAGATGAACTACAAATCGTTCACACAGATTGTGGTACTAGGAAGTAGTACCTTCGTTCCTTTCATGCGTCTCCCTATCTCACAGAGAAGAGACATCATTGAAGACATCCTTGACATTCAGATCTTCTCTGTGATGAACACAGTGCTGAAAGATAAAGTCAAGATGTCTACCGATGAAATGAAGGACATTGACTATCAGGCAAACTTATCCGAAGAAAAGATTCGGATGCAACAGCAGTTTATTGATCAGATCAATCAGAAAAACGAAGAGTCTATTGTTGAGAAACAAACATCGATCGCTACTTTGTTAGCAGAAGAAGAAAAAACTGTTGATATCGTAAACAACCTTAACGTTGAAAGTAAAAAATATTGTGAAGAAGTTGAAAACAATACGTTTTCTCAACAAAAACTGAAGAAGTTAAACACTTTACGTGGAAAACTGCAAAACAAGTTCTCTACTCATAAAAAACAACACGAGTTTTTCACAAAGAATGACACATGTCCTACATGTAGTCAATCAATTACGGAGGAACTGAAAGAAGAAAAGACTGGCATCATTAATTCTCATGTGAAGGAGTTGGTGCTAGCAGTAGAAGAACTTCGTTGTAATATCGAAGAGGAAGAAGAGAAAGAGATGAAGTTTGTCAAGGCCAGTAAGGAACTCAACCGACTAAATTCTGACATTGCCATTGCAAACTCCACCATCACTCGTATTCAGATGCAGGTCAAAGATCTGATGGACCAGATTGAATCATTAAGAAATGATAAATCTGATTCTTCAGAAGCGGACGAGAAGTTAAAATACTTGCAGGAAGAATACCTGAAACTGAAGAAACAGATCTCCGAGATCAAAGAAGAACGTGACACACTTCTCGCAGCGTCACAACTCTTGAAAGATAATGGAATCAAGACCAGGATCATCAAGAGATATCTTCCCGTGATGAACAAACTCATCAACCAGTACCTTCAGAATATGGACTTCTATGTCAACTTCGCACTGGACGAGAACTTTGAAGAAACAATCAAGTCCCGATTCAGAGACACGTTCTCTTATGAGTCCTTCTCTGAAGGAGAGAAAGCTCGTATTGATATCGCTCTGCTGCTTACTTGGCGTGCTGTCGCTAAACTTAAGAATAGTGTCGATACTAACATCCTCATTCTAGATGAGATCTTTGATGGTTCACTAGATCAGAATGGTACGGGTGAACTGGGATGGATCCTTCGTAACTTTGATGATGACACTAACGTGTATGTCATCAGTCACAAAGAGAATCTTGACGGTAAGTTCGATAGAACACTCATGTGTGAGAAGGTCAAGAACTACTCGGTCGTCCGAGAGACAATCCAAGAAGCGGCATAAGGGGGGTCTTCGGACCCTCTTTTTTTGTATATACTATATGCATCAACGCAAGAGACGCCATGACCAACCAAGCAATCAAAGGCAATCTGGCACGACTGCTGGCCACCGAGAACCTAGTTGTTGAGCACCGCAACTGCTCTACTGCACAGTTCAATGTAGACACTCGCGTCTTGACCCTGCCTAACTGGGACAAGGCATCTAACATTGTCTATGATCTGCTGGTGGGTCATGAGGTGGGACACGCTCTGTTCACTCCTAACGAAGACTGGAGGAACGTTGCTGACTGTCCTATGGACTTCATCAATGTGGTGGAGGATGCTCGCATCGAAAAACTGATGAAGCGCAAGTATCCTGGTCTGCGTCGTTCGTTTGCTGGTGGTTACAAGGAACTGCATGAGAAGGATTTCTTTGAGGTTGTTGACGAAGACCTTACTACCTTCAGTCTGATCGACCGTATCAATCTGCACTACAAGATTGGTGCTTCTGCCATGATTCCTTTTGAAACTGACGAGCGTCAGTTCCTCCCTCGCATCGACGAGTGTGAGACTTTCCAAGAGGCACTTCAGATTGCTGTTGATATTTTTGAGTACAGCAAGAAAGAGAAGCAGCAGGAGCCTGCTCCTCAAGAGATGCAATCCCAACGCCAGGAGTCTGAAGGTGCTGCTGGTGAAAGCATGACTCATGAAGAGATGGTGGATGAGGCACAGCGTCGTGAGTCTGAAAACGAAAACATCGATGGCGGAGAATCTGTGCCGCAAGGTAGCAGTCCGAATGAAGGTGGGGAGCACATGGATGATGAGTCCAAGACTCAACGTGCTTTCGATGAGAATGCCAAGGGATTCAATGACCGCTGGGCAGGTAACAGCACCTACATCGAGATCCCAGATTCTGTGGTTCTTGACGACTATGTTGCTGACTGGACTGAAGTCCATGACTGGATTGATCAGTTCTCCAAAACATTTGTAGAACGCGATAGTGACAATGCAAGCAGCTACATAGAAGTAGATAATGCTTACCGCGAGTTCCGCAAGCAGTCACAGAAGGAGGTCAACTATCTTGTTAAGGAGTTTGAATGTCGTAAGTCTGCTGACGCTTACGCTCGTTCTGGCGAATCTAAAACTGGTGTTCTTGATACTTCAAAGCTTCACACTTACAAGTATTCTGAAGACATCTTCAAGAAAGTGACTACTGTCACTGATGGTAAGAACCATGGATTGCTGTTCCTTCTTGACTGGTCTGGTTCTATGTCAAATGACATCCTAGCCGCAGTCAAGCAAGTCCTCAACATGACTGCATTCTGTAAGAAAGTTCAGATCCCCTTTGAGGTCTATGCTTTCACCAACGATTACTATCCTGTTCGCCGTGCAATCGACAAGATTGTTGATAACAAAAACGACGAAGAATACTTTGAGAGCAAGGGTTGTGTAGAGAACAAAGTGTTCCTCCACAAAGACCAGTTCCACCTGATGAACATGGTGTCTTCTCGTTCTAACTCCCAGGACTATGAGCGCATGTGTCGGAACCTGTTCCGTGAGGCATATGCTTACCGTCACTATGTTGGTTATCACACCACTCCTGGTCTTGGATTGTCTGGCACCCCGTTGAATGAGGCAATCATCATGATGAACTACCTCATCCCCGAGTTTAAAAAGCAAAGTGATTTGCAGAAAGTCAACCTGTGTATCTTGACTGATGGTGAGTCCTGCACTAGTGCCTACGGACGTAAGATCTACAATGACTACAAGGATGAATACTATGTTCGTCCCCGTCGCGTAGACAGTTGCATCCTCCGTGATCGCAAGACTGGTATCACCTACAGCAAGTCTGATATGTACAGCATCGGCACCAACACTTTCATTCAGCAACTGCGTGATCGCAACCCTGGTGTGAATGTCATTGGATTCCGTATCGGTAGTGCATCTTCACTGTCTAACTTCGTCTCTGTCTATGGCAACAGCGCCAAGTATGCTGATGTGCAGAAGCAGTGGAAGAAGGAGAAGTCTGCTATCATTCCTGACCCCAAGTCTTTCACCGCTCTCTATGCTATTGCCAACAACTCTCTGTCTTCCAACACAGAGTTTGATGTTGAGTCTGGTGCCAAGAAAGGTGAGATCACCAAAGCATTCAAGAAAATGCTGGCCAGCAAGTCCACGAACAAGAAACTGCTGAACTCTTTCGTTCAGTATGTCGCTTGACGGACTGTCCACATGGGGGTGGCAACACCCCTCCCCTGCTCTATAATAACTACATCAACACAAGAGACCAATGCCTGCCAAGTCTGACCTGACCACCGCCCAACTGACTGCTTTCCTGTCCGAGCACTATGGCACCACTGTCAATGCTGACGCTGTTCGTCATGCTTGCGTGGAGTTTGGTGTGACTTATCCTACCGCTGTCAAGCGTCTGCGTGACTTCTATGTCAAGCGTGGCACTTGGAACCTGACTGTTGCTGAAAAACTGGAGCAGACCTACCAAGCTCCTGCTGCTGCTCCTGCCGTTGCTGTTACCGCTCGGGAAGATCAGAACCTTGTTCCCAGCAAAGACGAGAACTATGTCCCGTTCGGGAACTTTTCTGATGTGAAGAAGATCATTCAATCTGGTATCTTCTACCCTACTTTCATCACTGGTCTGTCAGGAAACGGCAAGACTTTCTCTGTTGAGCAAGCATGTGCTGATCTAAATAGAGAAATGATCCGTGTAAACATCACCATTGAAACTGACGAGGATGATCTTATTGGTGGTTTTCGTCTTGTTAACGGCGAAACTGTTTGGCATAATGGTCCAGTCATCGAAGCTTTGGAGCGGGGAGCTGTGCTGCTTCTAGACGAGGTTGACCTGGCATCGAACAAGATCCTGTGTCTTCAATCTGTGCTGGAAGGCAAGGGTGTCTTCCTGAAGAAGACTGGTCGCTATGTCCAACCTGCTGCTGGTTTCAACGTCATCGCTACTGCTAACACCAAGGGCAAGGGTTCTGATGACGGTCGTTTCATCGGCACCAACGTTCTCAACGAAGCATTCCTTGAGCGTTTCGCCTTGACCTTTGAACAAGAGTATCCCACCCCTGCCATTGAGCAGAAGATCCTGAAGCGTATTGCTGCTTCTCTTGCTGTCAATGATGACAAGTTCTGTGAGAACCTTGCTAACTGGGCAGACATCATCCGTCGCACTTTCAAGGATGGTGGTATTGACGAGGTGATCTCCACCCGTCGTCTGGTCCACA